GAACTCAAAGCCGAAGTAGCGGCACTTAAAGGAGAATAAAAATGGCACATGAATGGTCAGTAGTCGCTATGGACTACACAGTATCACAAGACGGTAACACCAATGTAGTACACACAGTACATTGGCGAGTCGAGAAAACAGAAGGAGATCACACTGGCTCCAGTTACGGTTCAGTGGGTTTGGAAGCACCAAGCGGAACTTTTGTAGAATGGGCAGACATCACAGCTGAAACTGCTGTGGGTTGGGCTAAGGCAGCTTTGGGCGATGAAGTTGCTACAATTGAAGCATCTGTAGACGCAGAGTTAGCAGAAGCTGCAACACCAACTGTGGGTGTGGGTGTACCTTGGTAAGAGGTAGTAATCTATGGCAATGCAAATTTCAGGTGTAACAATACAAGGTGGAATGAATATTTTACCAGCTGATGGATCATCACCAAGTACTTCTGCGCCATCTGAGATCGAGTATCTGATTGTAGCTGGTGGTGGCGGTGGTGGAGCTCGACACGCTGGTGGTGGTGGCGGTGGTGGTGTAATTTACCACAGTGCCTTTTCTGTATCATCCAGCACTAATTATAGCTTGTCCATAGGACAGGGCGGCGCTGGAGCAATTACTTCAAATACAGCAGGATCAAATGGTTCAGACTCACTTGCTTTTGGTGATACAGCCAAAGGGGGCGGCGGCGGTGGCGCATATGATGGTGCCAACGGTCAAACTGGCGGATCAGGTGGTGGATCTGGTTATCAAACATCCAGCGGCGGCTCTAATCAGGCAGCTTCAGTAAATGGTGGAGTTGCATATGGAAATATTGGTAATTCTGGCACTGCTAATGGTGGTGGAGGCGGTAGCGGCGCCGGCGCCGTTGGCGGAAACCCATCAAGTGAACCAAACAGTGGTGACGGGGCTCCTGGTGGTGATGGCATACAAATCAACATTGATGGTAACAATTACTACTGGGCCGGCGGTGGCGGCGGCGGTGTTTGGAACGCCCCCAGAGCAGGTGGCGACGGTGGCCTCGGTGGTGGTGGCGGAGGTTACGGATCAGGCAGCGGTCAAGGCACCGGAGGTGGCTCTGCATTAAATCCAGGTGAAACACCTACATATATATCAAATCAAACCAATCCAGCTGGTTCAGCCGGCGCTAACACTGGCGGTGGTGGTGGTGGTGGTTCTGCGGCTGATAATACTGGTGGTCGCAATGATGGCGGAGACGGTGGATCTGGAATTGTTGTTTTGGCTTATCCCAGCACTTCCAGTGATCTTGCAAGCATTGATCCAGGTCTAACATACACCAAGGATACAACTTCACGTTCTGGATACACAGTATATTATTTTACTGCTGGATCTGGAAATATTAGCTGGTAATTACTATATCAGGAAACTTTAAACACCGTAGATCCGATGTGGCCACAAACCACATCGGTATCTGCCCATACCTTAAAGTTCTGAGTCCTGGCTTTTGCGCAGAAATCCCAATCCTCTGAAATAGTATTTTTATGATCCAGTGCTACATGATATTCGAATGCAGGTTGGCCCACACTCTCAAATACTTCACGTTTTACTAACACACAGCCAAATCCACAACCACCTATTTCAACTAGTTGTTTGTCCCTGAGATCTGACCAGATCATGTTACTGCCCTCTAGGGAATATATTTCCAGGATTTGTTCTGACTTTCGTTGTCTGTATATGCCACTCACGATATCGACATCATGATCGATAAATTTTTGTAGAACATCCTTGTCAAATGTAATATCACTATCCACGCTAAACAAATAATCATAATTGCCCTTGATCACCCAGTCAGCAATTAAGTTACGTATTTGATCTATTCTATAGCCATAGAAATACTGAAATTCAACTTCTATGTTATCAGATACAACCTGGTCATAGATGCTCTTAAAAGTATCAACTTCTATGTTTTTAGCAGTGGGTATGGCAACCAGTACACGTTTTTTAGTGCCTGGATATTTTCTGGGCTCGTCCAGCCAGTCAACACTGCTGTTTAACACATATTCTGCTGTTTGTGTTTGCTGAGTGTTATTAATTTTGTAGTCATTGTTAGCATGTGCGTCGTTGTATACATACCATATCTCAGGAACACAAACAACTTTGTCAGGATGAGCGGCTTCCAAAGCAGCATAAAATACTGCTGTATCACCTCCTGCTTTTAACCAGTTTCCCTGATCGTCCTGATAAGTGCTGTCCTTGTAAATATGCAACATACGTGCTCTGAAGGTCCTGAGATGAGTATAAGGCATATTCCAGTTAAATCTATGTTGCCTGTAGGATTTTTGTTGTTGCACACTGGGAGGATATGGCTGTGCTACCAGTGGTATATCGTCCACTAAACTCCAGCAGCTTCCATAGCTAAACTCACAATCCTGATGATATAGATTATTGATTTTGTGAAATATCTCAGAGTCTGGATACAACCAATCATCGCCATCCACAAGTAAAACTATGCTTTCGGGATCTAACTTATTGATCAATTCTACTTGATTTCTTACTGCACCTTTGTTCACAGAGTTGTTGTAAACTTTTACTTTACAGTCAGGTATGAGTTTTTGTAAAAGACCATCTATCACAGGAATGGGATCATCAGTGCTGGCATCATTTATTAAATGTACAGTGTACTCATCATAGTCCTGAGCAAATATACTCTGTAGACATCTGGATAAAAATTCTGTAGCATTGTAGAAAGGCACCACAACATCTATGTGTTGCTGATTTTGTCTTTGTACTGGATTATGATAATTGTTGGAAAACCTAGTGCCAAATGTCTGTGAAACTCTCTGATTAATTTCTGAGACTCTGCGATATTCTTGCTTGGATAAAAAATCTTGTTTAGATTGCATGTAAAAATGCTGCTTCCATTGCAATGCCACTGTGTCCCAGGTATTGATGCCAGCCAATTGATTACATGCATATTGCTTTTGTTGTTGCAAATAGCGATTGTTGTATGCTTCCACAGCCAATTTTACAAATCTTTCTTCTTGGTCAGATGCTACGATGTGAGGAAACAAACCATTGGGCTGAATAGCATAGGGTGTTTTCCAACATGCCACATCCATAGCAATCTCCTCCAAAGCACCAAAAGTGTTACATATGACAGGAGTATTGTAGCTCAGAGCCTCTAACACACTTATGCCAAAGGTTTCAGGAAATTCACCAGGATACAACATATAGCTAGCTTTGGCCATCCATGCTGCCACCTCTGTGGGTTTTACAATGCCAGTGAATAGGATATCCATACTGGGGTTGTTTTGTGCATGCGATCTCAGTCTTTCAAATGTTTTCTGTTGTTCGTCAGGTTCCTGATTATCGCCAAATTTATAATAACCACCTAAAATTGCCAATTTTGCCTGGGGACACTGTTGTTTGACTCTGGGCCATATCCTCTCTACCAGGCTGGTCATGCCTTTGGTTACACTACTATTGAACACAAAAAGATTGGGGTCTTTGGCATCTATGTCCACCCAATCTGTATATTTTGTGATGGCATTGCGAGTCTGAAATACATATTTTTTTAAAACTTCAAAATTTCTCTTTTTGCCATGGTCACAATTTGTGATATATGTGGTGTGAAAATCACTTAGCGTAAACACTCTGTGAATGAGTCCGTCCAAGCACATGCCTTCGATTAAATCATCACCATCGCAAAAAGTATCGTGCATCCATAACACACGGTAGCGACTTGCCTTAGCAACATTTTCAAAATCAGGCATTACTGTGAAAGTTTTGAATCTTTGTTTGATTGCACTGGGGGCAAACGGTGCCACAGTGCGGCTGGAAATCATTACATCGAAACCATTAGTATAGTTGACTACATCAGCAAGTGGTACATAGTCGACATTATCATATATACCAGGGTTGCAGTCATCTCTGGTACAATCGTTGAATACTTTTACATCGTATCCTAACTTAGCAAGCTCACGACTCATCTGTATCACAGCACTTTCTGAACCTCCCAGACCTCTGCGATTCAGCGTGTCTCCATCATAGGGTAAGCCGAAAACATCTATAAATGCAATAGATTTCATACAGATACTTACTTAATTTGTCTGACATTGTAGTTTTTATTGGTTGGAGCATAAATAAGCTTACATACATCAAACACAGACTCTACCAACACAGGAAACAGGAGAGCGTGTAACAATGGAAGAAGCATTAGGCATAATTGCCGAAGTAGGGTTTCCCATAGCCATCAGTTTAGTAGCTGGTGTGTTTATCTTTGTAGCCGTTAATCATATTTTAAACGGTATACTGGATCAACTTCAATTTCTCAATAACATACTCAAAGGTATGGAAAATCGCGTGAGTACCATGAACAATGACACTATCAGAATAGATGTCACTGTGTGTAATGTGTTGGGTATAAGACCAGATATTGACCGTGTTGCCAGAGCCAAGGGCAAAGAGGATGCAAGGAACGACTGATGCCTGATCCCAGAATATACTTGGAATATATTTTTAAACTAGAAGAGGATGGATCTATATCTATTCCTGATCTGGATCAATGTCAAATTGAAAAAATGGAAATTACCACTGGTATGTTATTTGAAGCAGAAATAGATTCAGAAAATAAAACTTTAAGATTTAGGAGAAAATCATAATGGATCCTCAGGGCATAGCATCAGCAATCGCCGATTATGGTTTTCCCATAGTAAGTAGCGGGCTGTTACTATACTTGGTTTATTTTATATGGAAATTTATTACTGAACAGATCGAACCACTCATAGAGGAAATACATGGAACAAGCATACGATTGATAGATAAAATTCGTATGCTTGATAACGATAACATTAGATTACAGCAGAAATTGGATACTGTAATAGAAATAAGGGAGGCAGAGCATGTTAAGAGGAGCATGGATATTCTTACTGACAACGATAACACTTAATTGCAATGCTACTGAAATAGTTCATAGATTTAAAAACCCAAGCTTTTCAGGCGTTGGAACAAGTAGTCATTATCTGACTATCGAAAATCAAGAAAAGTCTCGCAGAGATAAAATCAAAGAGGATGTGGAAGCAGAATTACAAAGATTGGAGCGCGAGGCAGAAAATACTACATTAGCTAAATTTTTGAGAAACTTAGAGAGCAGAATTTACAGTCAGTTATCCAAGCAATTGGTAGACCAGATGTTTGGCAATGAGGAAGGTGCAGAAGCAGGTAGTTTTTATGTGGAAGGCAATACTGTGACATATAATAAAACCATAGGCGAAGATGGTCAAGAAGTAATTATTTTGACCATTGTTGGAGAGGATGGTTCAATCACAACCATTGAGATACCCATTGGTGTGGGCAATCTGGGAGGATAATGAAATACTTTGTTTTTACATTGTTGATGTTTGTCACAGGTTGTGCTACCACGATTTCTAACGAAAAACTAGTCACAGACTGGTGTTTTAAATATACCATGGAGTGTGTGCAAGCGCCCGAGGAAGTTGAATTGCCCACCTACAAGGCTTTGCGGGAGTTGCCTCCGGCAGAGATAATGCCCGTGGTAGCGGTGTATCAGTTTGCAGATTTAACTGGACAACGCAAAGAATCAGAAAACATAGCACTGTTTAGTTCTGCAGTTACACAAGGTGCTCACAACCTGCTCATAGACAGTCTCAAAGCTGCAGGTGCAGGAGACACTGGTAATGGCACCTGGTTTAGAGTTGTTGAACGCGGATTGGGATTGGATAATTTAGTCAGAGAAAGACAGATCATAAGATCCACCAGACAGGAGCATAACGAAGGTAAACCCATGGAGCCCTTATTATTTGCAGGTATTTTATTTGAAGGTGGCATTGTGGGTTATGATAGTAACATAGAGACAGGAGGCGACGGTGCCAGATGGATGGGCATAGGCGGAGTTACACAATTCAGGAGAGATAGTGTAACGGTGAGCCTCAGAGCAATTAGCACACTCACAGGAGAGGTTTTAATGAATGTTCAAACTCACAAAAGCATACTAAGTGTGGGTATGGGCGCAGATGTATTCAGATTTTTGGACATGGATACTAAACTTTTAGAATTGGAAACCGGTATCAGTTACAACGAGAGTACAACATGGGCTGTAAGAGCTGCTATAGAAGCAGCAGTTTTAGCCATGATAGAACAGGGGGACACTCGTGGATACTGGAAAATAGATCGTTCCATGGGAAATTACGACGAAGATTTTGGTGGTGATTTCGGCATAGAACTTTATGAGGAGGAAATATAATGAAGTACATTATTTGGCTTTTGGCATTGTCAAGCACTCTGGTTTTTGCACAGGGAGCAAGTGATAATGAAATCTTGATTACACAAACTGGTGATAATCTTACCTTAACTATTGATCAAAATGGTTATGGTAACAAGATATCAGGAGATTCTACACAATCCACAGATCTTACTCTTACTGGTAGTAGCATGACTCTGAATATTGATCAGATTGGTAACAGCAACAAACTCTATGGGAGTGCTACATCTGATAGCAGTACCTATAACATTACATTTACTGGTGACAGCAACACCTATGATTGGTTAATTGGCAATCTGGGTAGTAGTGATTCATCTACATTTGACATCGATGTTACTGGTGACAGCAACACCTGGGATATTGATCAGGGTAGTGTTACAAGTGCAGAAAGATTGGATTTGGATCTCACACTCATAGGTAGCAGTAATGCATTTAATATTGATGTGGAAGTTGATGACGCAGTTTGGAATTGGGATCTTACTGGTAGCAGTAATGATGTTCTTACTAGTCAAACTGATGGAGCCTATCATGAAATTAACATGACTTATGATGGCGATAGTGGCGACATTGACATTATCCAAAGTTCAGGTACATGTGCAACAGGTATTACCAGTTGTTTCAGTGTAACAACCATGGATGTAACATCAGACAATGCTGTTATCACAATTAATCAGACTGACTAAACTATGTTTGATACCTGGAATTGCATTTGCTAATATTGGAGAGGTTTCAGACCTCAATGGTATTCCAGCACAAATTGAGAGAGCCACTGGTGATCAATTAGTCGCAGGACTTCAGACAAACATACAAAGCATGGATCAGGTTGAGACTACCAATGGTAGACTCAAGATTGCTTTTGTGGATGAGACTGAGGTAAGTCTGACCGAACACACTTATCTGGAAATCGATGAGTATGTGTTTGATCCAGACCCTGATAAAAGTCGCATGGCACTTAATTTTGCTCAAGGTACTGCTAGATTTGCTACTGGAAAACTGGGTTTAGTTCCCAGGGAAAACATTAGCATTCAAACTCCTACGGCTACAATAGGCATCAGAGGTACTGATTTTACTGCAACAGTTGATGAACTGGGTCGCAGTTTGGTTATACTTTTGCCAGATGCAAATTGCCTGGACGCACGTAGATTGGAAGCTGGATGCATACCCAGTGGAGTTATCAATGTTACTAATAATGGGGGCACTGTAACCCTGGACCAAGCTTATCAGGCTGTAATGGTAAGCACTCAGGAGACAGCACCAACCCAGCCTGTGATACTGGAAAACATTACTGTAAACATGATCAATAATATGTTTATTGTAAGCGAGCCCAGGGAAATCACTGAGCAACAACAGGCTGAACAAACTACCAGAAATGATTTGTTGGATTTTGATGGTTTGGACAAAGATTTTTTGGAAGAAGATTTGTTGGAATTGGATGATGATAATTCTGTGGAGTTTAATGCCCTGGACATAGATTATCTGGGAGTAGACTTATTAATAGATTTATTAGACACACTGGATTTAAGTGTGGGGGGTAATCTCAATGAGGAGTTGCTTGATGATAAACAAGGTGTTACCAACATTACTGGTACACTCAATCCAGGTTTCGATCCAGTAACTGGTTATAACACCATAATAGAAACCACTACTGTATGGTTTTATCGTGACATGAATGGGGTTATTAGTTTAAGATTGGATGCCTCTGGCGTTTATCAAATCACAACACAGCCTGAAGGCAAAAACAGTTTAATTTGTGTTAATGGGTGTGGTGGTAGTACAATTTTTATAAAACAGGGGGGAGGATAATGAACAGAGCATGGACATTGTGGGTTTTGAGTATTTTAGCTATTTTATGGTGTATTCCTGCACCTGCTGATAATGTGTTGTTGGTAGATCAAGTTGGTGATAATTTAAACTTCAATGTTACACAAAGTGGTAGCAACAACGTGGTTAAAAGCCTGGGACTGAATAGTGCAGGCAGTCTCAACGGAGCATACGAAACTATAGATTTAGACATGATTGGCAAAAACAATAGCATAGGAATATGGACCAGTGGTTACGACAAAGACACCATAGGATACATTTCAGGCAACAGTAACCAATTATTCTTAGATAATCATGGCAACTATGGATATATTAGCGCTACTATCACAGGTGACAACAATTATGCCTGGCTTGAGCATGGGAATACTGACTCTAATCAAAACAACACCATAACACTTTTGCAATCAGGTGATAGTCACTATGCATATCTGGAAGCGTTTAGTGGATCTAGTAACGACATAGATGTCTATCAGGGCAATGGTCAGGATGACAATCATGCATATGTCATGGTAACGTCTGGTGGCGATAGCAATGATATCAAAGTGTGGCAGGGCAAACACGCAGACGGGTCTACTGATACGGACGAAACAGGCGGCCATGAGGTTTATTGGACTGTGAGTGGCGATAGCAATACCCTGTCTAGTTATCAAACAGACACCAACAGAGGTGGCGGAGGCGGTAGCGCTCATCATATTGCAAACTACATCACAGGCAATAATAACTTCGTGGAGCACACACAAATGGGCAAAGCAGGACACGATGGTTTTGTAGAAATCAATGGAAACAGTAACACTGTGGATCTTTATCAAAGAGGAAACGGTGGAGTAAAATGGGCAGATGTAGTTTTAGATGGTGACGGACACACTGTGGACGTAGATCAGAGGGGTTCAAATAGTGCAACTGCCGCCATAGATCTTACATATGGTACTGGTGCTTATGATTTTACGCTTACACAAAATGTAACAAGTGCTGCTGGTAGTTACAGTGTGACAGGAATTTGCTATAACGCTAGTGGTTGTACTATCACAGTAAATGGCAACAATTAAATGAAATTTTTATACAGCATATGGGCAGTATTTTTTACTATCTGCCTGTTAACATACACAAAAATATCAGACCCTGTGTTTATACAGAGTTTGAGATCACAGACATTTGACAGACTACAATTAACGGACGATGTCAAGCACAGCTCAGAAGTTGTGATTGTTAATATAGGCGAACTTAGCCTCAAAGTATGGGGACAATGGCCATGGCCACGACAGAACATCGCTCAATTGATTGCAGACTTGAGGCAATCAGGAGCAGGAATAATTGGATTAAACACAATGTTTCCCGAACCAGATCGATTCGGGGGAGATCAAGTACTACAGAGTTGGATATATCAAAATGGCGTTGTATTAAGTCAGACACCCAGCTCCAAGGGATACCGGACTCAGGGACCGCATATTGGAACCGCTACCATAGGCTCTTCGAAGCCTACACAATACTTACTACAGTGGAGGAACCTGGTAACTAATATTCCTGAATTAGAGGAAGCGTCGGCAGGCATAGGAGTGCTAGCTAGCGCACCACAGCCTGACAACCAAACCAGAACTTATCCACTTGCTATCACTGTGGCAGATAACATTTATCCCAGTTTTGTGATAGAAATGCTCAGAACATACACTGGTAAACCCAGTTATATTATTAAAACCACAGACATAGGCGTCTCAGAGTTTGCTGTGCCGCCTTTTGATCCCATATTGACAAATTCTGACGGCACTGCATACATAAGATTTAATAATACATTTGATGTATTAGAATATACACCTGGTGCACCATTGCCTGACTTGGGTGGTAAATTTGTTATAGTGGGCGTGAGTGCTGAAGGTATAAGCAACCCTGTACCCACACCCAGAGGTATGATATTACCACAGGATATTCAAGCTCATATGTTGCAAAATTTTGTGGACGGAAGTAACATAGTCAGAACAGATTTATTTCCTTTGGCAGAATTATTAATCACTGTGATGAGTATGCTGTTGGTGTGTTTGGTGGTATACAAACTTCCCATATGGCTAAGTTTGCCTGTGAGTCTCTTAATGATGTCAGGGTATGCATATGGTAGTGTTTGGGCATACACCAACAAACTATGGCTAATAGATAGTACTTTTCCCATACTTGCCAGTTTTATAATTTTTGCTCAATCCAGCTTTAATAACTTCTATGTGCAATTTAAACTCAGAGAGCAAATCAAGAAACAATTTGAACATTACATTGCACCAGGTCTGGTTAAAAAATTACAGAAAAATCCTGAATTACTTAAACTTGGTGGCGAAACAAAAACCATGACTTATTTGTTTTCTGACATCAGAGGATTTACTCCCATATCAGAACAATACAAGACAGATCCACAGGGACTTAGCAAGCTCATAAACAGATATATGACGCCCATGACAGACATCACTTTGGATAATTTAGGAACCATAGACAAGTACATTGGCGATGCTCTAATGGCAATCTGGGGAGCCCCCCTGGACGTGCCTAATCACGCCAATCAGGCTGTAAAAACAGCACAAGAAATGGAGGTGGCGTTAGTCAAATTAAATGAAGAACTTCAGAAAGAAGGTTTATTGGAACTCGGTGTGGGCATTGGTATCAATACTGGGGATGCTGTGGTTGGTAACATGGGCAGTGACAAACGTTTTGACTATACTGTTTTAGGCGACAGCGTAAATTTAGCCGCAAGACTGGAAGGGCAAACCAAAGAGTATGGAGTATTTTATATGTTTACTCAGCAAACACTGGATCAACTTACTGATTATGATCATGACGAGCTTGCATTTATTGATCGTATTGCTGTCAAAGGTCAAACTGCTCCGGTGGATATCTACACTATAGTTAACAAAGATTATGCTTTGGCTATAAATGCTGTAACGCATTGTTATCAAAATTTATCCTGGTCGGAAGCCAAACGCAATTTAACACATCTTAGCATACATAATCAAACACTTGCTGATCTATATGAACAAAGATTGAATCAACCAGACCCTGGACCAGATTGGGATGGAGTTGACAGAAAGACAAGTAAGTAGTATACTTACTTTATGAAACTCGGTATCATAGGCAAAGGATTCGTAGGCAGTGCGGTCAGCAACGGTTTTAACCGTGATGTAGAACAGTTTGTTGTGGATCCCACTTATAACAAAAATACTATTAGTGATCTCATGGAATTCAAACCTGAGGGTATTTTTGTTTGCGTGCCTACTCCAGAAAAGAAGTCAGGAGACGTGTGTGTTGACATTGTCACACAAGTACTATCTGAATTATGTGATGCAAATTATCGGGGAGTAGTAATAGTTAAAAGCACAATTACTCCCAAGCACCTAACTAAATTTAAAAAAACCTTTGGAAATTTAAAGATAGTTTATAATCCAGAGTTTCTCACAGAAGCTAATTCCTTGCAGGATTTTTTGCAACCCAATATGCAAATACTGGGAGGTAAGTGGAGAGACTGCGAATGGGTTGAGAGACTTTATGTCAGACACAGTAGTGTTAGGGTTGTGCCCACGTTCAAAGTTGATCTTATTACTGCCAGTTTGCTTAAATACACCATAAACTCCTGGCTTGCTACCAAAGTAACTTTTTTTAACGAGTTACGGGAGCTATATGATGCAAGTAATACTAAAGTTCCCTGGGAAAGTTTTACAGACATGTTAAGCAGAGATCCTCGCATGGGAAACACACACATGAGGGTACCTGGTCCTGATGGCGAGTTGGGTTTTGGTGGTCACTGTTTTCCCAAGGATACCAGAGCGTTAATCTACTACGCAGAGCAAATGGGTGTCGACCTAGAAATTTTGCAAAAAGCTGTTGATAAAAATAACAAAATCAGAAAGTAGCAATCTTTAAGATCTTAAATAACTTTTCGTTGCCACCGTTTTTCATGAGCGTGTTATATGCTCCCTGATGTAAAGGCTTGGGCCATACACCTATATCTACCCATGCATATCCTGCACTTTCTGAATTTAGCACAGGATGAAATTCTGTGTCTGTGACATAAGCAAAACTATAGTAGTAGAATTTTTTATTACGACTTTGATATATGTCTAAAGGATTGAGTTTGTGTAAGTCAGGCACGAAACCTATTTCCTCGTTAAGCTCTCTGATTATAGCTTCCATGGGAGTTTCTGCATCTTCCACCATGCCACCCCAAAAACCCCATGTATGTTTAAAGCGTTTGTCGGAATTGCGAAGTTGTAGTAAGCATCTGCCAGTGTCCTTGGCTAAAAACACCACACCAACCGCAGTTACTTCGTCAGGTGTGTAATCTCCACCATCCACCATTATAAGTACCCTCGTATGAGCTGTACCATTTTTCACCATCCCATTTTAACTGTTTACTAGTATAGTTATTGGTTACAATTTCTGTATTGAGAGATTCAGAACTATCAAATGCAACAAACCAGTTGTTTTCAGAGTCTGTTTCTATGATGTCATTTGCTTTGGCAATGACATTGTTGTTACCCCAGTAATTGTTGCCGCCATATGGTGTATCCGCAGTAATTAAATATCTCTGGCCAGGCTGAACCACAGGTAGACCATCTCCTGGATGTGCATCATCAGGGTTAATTATTCTGTCTATGTCTGTGAGAGTATTAGAGGGCAGAGTATCTGCAGCAATATTCCATATGAGTTTGCTGGGATCAAATGGATGTTCCTTGACACTACCCACAATCATAGCAAGTTCGTTATCTAAGTCATCACTAGTATTAACTTTGAGCAAACTACTATCTGTGATCACACCACCTTGTATTTCCAGCAAGTCATTCCAGTTTGCAGGAGTATAGTCCCTGTTAAGTAATTGAGCCTCAGATGATTCCACCTTTACTCTGTAATCATTTGCTGTGATTATGAGCTGTTCAGGATTTTCAGTAACGGTTCTAAAGAAATCATAGAACTGACTATCAAATCCATAGTCGTCTATGTCAGTGTCTGAGAAAATATTTGTAACAATAGTTTGAATAATCTGCTGTCTCTTTACCTGCGCCGGTGGGTTAATCCATATGGGAACATCAAATGTCATGGTAGCAATGTCAATGATATCGTCTACGCCTGTGGGTATAGTTCGGTTACTCCAGTTTACATCTGTCAAAGTAACCTCAAAGATGCTACTCCAGTCCAGAGGATTATTGGTGCTTTGTATTTGTATGCTGGGATTGAAGATCACCATGAGTTGTTCCATGATCTGTAATTTTGTATCAGTATTGGGGCTCCAGATATCTACCTGTATGGTCAAATTATATGGTACTGGCATATATCTTTGTACAGTATAAAGATTACCAGGACCATCCAGATATGTGTTGTTTTGTCTGTCAAACTCTCTTTCTGCTACCTGAATAGTATCCACATTAAATGGTTCCTGAGTTCTGCTTTGTTCATATTTCAAACTCTGAATAGACACACTAATAAAAGGACAGGAATTTATAATGTTTTCAGAGTTGTTTCTCATGATATGAGTAACCATTCTGCTACTATCAGCATATCTGCACGGCACTCTGTTGTAATTTACTCCAGTGCTGGTATTCTCGGCAACTCTGAAATGACTAAAGATTCTGATCAATTGTATCAGATATCTACGGATCTGTTTGTCATACCACCAATCCAGATTTTCTGATTTACCGTCTAAACTGTTATATTTTCCAGCCATGTATTAATCCTTGGATTGTGACTTCTTTTTTCCTGCACAATGAGCCTTTTGACTAAATCCCTTGGGATTTTTACAGTCAATAGATTTCTTATACTTCTTGGACCATTTTTCTGTAAGTATCTCTGATATTTTCATCGTAATATGTCCTTTCCTCTGCATAATGCCATTCGCCATTTAGAAAAACCACTAGCCTGCCTGTGAATTCGTCAAACGTATACAGCCTATCCACTGGTTCGGGAATTTCCTTGACTCTGATCTGATCAGACATTTTCTAATCTTTCCATGAGTCTTTCTGCTCTGTTAGTAACTTGCTTGTACCACAAACTGTCTCTGCCCTCTGTTGCGGCAGTAGCCCAGTTACCTTCAAGTATTGCGGCATGCATTTTCTTAAACTTGCTTAATCTAGTTCTGCCCATGTTGAACATCATGTTGACCAATATCTCCTGGACCTCTCCGGGCAAGTTTCCAAATTCGCCGTCACTGTATAGTTTTTCACACTCTGAGATGGCGGTGTCCAAGTCTTTTTCGAAACATTCTTTGACTCTTTCCTCTGAGACTGCTGTTCCTTCTGGTTGCCCTGATTCGGGGTCTGTTTCGAGCACGAGATGGCCGACACCAAATGTGGGGTAGCCAAGATGGTCGAGATAGATTTCATAAACTACTCCTTCATCTATTTTTAATTGTTCAAATACTTTCTGTCTGTCCATGATTAATCCTCAAGTTTCCTGTTTCTGGGTTTAGTATCGTTTCTGGGCATAACAACCTTGCTCATGTTTGTTTTTTCTGGTTCCATGGTTTCATCGCTGTTATGTCTAATATTATCATTATTAATAAAGTTCTTGAGCACTCTGTTAGCGCTCGCCCATTTCTCGCGAGTTTCGTCTTCCATTCTGACCCAACGGTTGCCTGACTTCTGAAATAGTCTGTCAGGTATAAAATCTGTTCTCAAGAAATAGTCACCGTCATTTACTCCTGACATGGGGAAGGCATCCCCACTTCCAATGACAGTACCACCAAACAGCGTGTCTAAACCTCCATCACCTTCTAGTGCAATATCTGGCGGTGTTGGAAGATCTGGATCCACAAATAAGTGCCTGCGTTCCCTGGTGTGAGGCATATTAGGAACATCCACTTCTGCCTGCTCAAGCACTCTGTCCTGAGCACGAAGTTCTGTTTGATATGTACTGACCAGGTTACGTAGATCTTCAGCTTGTTCCCCAGTTCCAAGAATATCTCTGTATTCCTGAGAGTCAGTAATGGTACCTAGTTTGACACGCCACAAATGCGGCCACCATCTGGGATCGTAGCCTTCAGCAGGCCGTGTGCCCTCTTTGACTACCAAAAATCTGTTTACAGCATCATCCTTGCCTAGCAACAAGTCGTCTCTTAAATGTGGTAATTCTAGTACATCGCCAGGCATCAATTTACGACCCAGGGTGCTGACCATGCTCTCTATGTGGAAATTCATAAACAAAGTGTCGTTTGCCAGGAAGGCACCGAACTGAGTAAGATCGAACGAATCATTATCTGCTAATGCATATGCACCACGCATCTCATATAAATCTTTGCTGTATTTCCTGTCTCTGTTTTCCAGAAACAACAGATCCTGAATAAAAACTTCTGAATGATCGACTGCACTACTGGGATTACTGGGATCACCCTCATATGCGGCTTCTGTGACACCCATATATTTGTGCACAATCACACCAGTGCCGCCAGAAAATACGTTTTCTGCAACTATACGATCTATAAAATCATAATCGTGTGTTTTAGTTTTGTTCCACAATGATATTTTAGGCATAGCACTATTTATCGCTTGACAATAACATAAGTGTGTGTTATTGTAAGAAAAAGGTTATCAACTATGACGTATATTTTGCTTACAGCAAACACAGACGGTGAAGATGTTGTGGAAATTTTCCACAAACGACCAAGTTATGTTATCATAGAAAATGCATCTACTATGCTTAAAATTGATGTGGAAAAATCACACAGAATTGATGTTCTTACCGACATCAAGGACATAGCAAAAGCAATCAAGGAGTAGCAAT